ATCATCAACTACTGCTCTAGCTATTTCTTTGTCTATCTCTTTGTTTAATGTAGGAGATTGAACATTAATTGATTTTGCTTGTTGGTAGAATAATAAATCAGTTGCGTAATCTCTAATGTTAAATGAATCAGGGTAATTAATCTCTCCGTCAAATGGTGTATCTTGAAACATACTATATAATCTAAATAGTTGTTCTTCTGCTATTTCTAAATTATCAGCTTTCTCAGATAGTCTAGCATTTAACAATTCAAATTCTGTTTGTAGTGCTACACCACTAGAGATATTTGTTTTAGTAGTTCTTACTGCACCAATATGTGCAATTCTATTTATTGAATTAACTTTGCTTTCGATTGAGTCCATTATTGAAGTTAAGCTAGACCCTGATGGTTGTAGTAAATAAGGTTTTAGATTTGGTTCTAACTCATCAGGCATTTCTATAACTGCACCAGCACCAGCAGAAGCATTAACACTTGGAGTCTTAACTAATGATGGGTGGTTTGTTAATCTGATTAATTGTTCCATTTCTGAATACTCATTGTAAATAGATTTTTGTAAGTCAGCTATATCTGTAAGGTCAGATTGACCAATTCCCCTTTTGTGACTTTTGGAATTGTATAAAATAACTGCTGGTATTTTGCCAATCTGATTATCGACAGTATCTATTATTCGTGGTTCTTCTCTATCAGGCATATACAAAGTATCAATTTTATCAGGATACCAAATTCTCATATATGTTCCACCATCTCTATCTACTTCTTCTCTTATCTTTAAGTAGTTGAGTTCATACTTTCCGTTAGGTTGTCTTTCAAAATTCCAATCTAAAACATTCTCAGGTGTTACGATTGAAACATATGGTCTTATATCTTGTTGTAATTCTTCTGCTCTAGTGCTTGTTTGAATATTAGGTTTATCTAAAATCATAAAACAATGGCCATAGATTGACGCATAATTTTGTGCTTGTTTAACTACATTACTTAAACTGTTACCCTCTAAGTCTGCGTCTTTTAAAAAGTTTTGTAAGCTTTGTTCATCTCCTAAAGAACCAAAGTTTCTTGATGGTTTAACTCTAAATAAAAATGATGAATAAATTTGAATCACATTCTTACAATGATTATCGCAAGGTGTGTTAGCTAGTCTTTGATTAAACTCGTTATCTAATTCTAAATTATATCTATTAAGATATTGGCCAATCATATAATCGTAACCACCATTATAAGACCTAATATAATACTCCCAATTATTAACTGTTTCCTGATAGTCTTTGTGTACTGCGATTGCTTGATCTCTTGTGTAACTCATTATTTAATTGCCCATCTCGTTGGTCTTGAAAATTGAATATTACTTGTAAGGGGTTTTATATAATCAATTAAATAACCTAGTGCATCATTCATATGGTCAAAACCTTGTTCCTTATCAGGAATATTTGTGTTTTCCTTGTATATCTGTCTTTGTAAACCTTTTATCATTGTTTTACAAGATTTTGAAACAAAAATATGTCTAACACCTTTAGAATCTTTTAACTTTGAATTAACAGCATTGACTCTATCCCGTATTGATGGGTGTTTATGTTTTACCTTAACTTTAAAACCAGCATTTTGTAATATGGATAAGTCAGTTCTTCCACCAGCAGATGTCTTTCTTTGTCTTGAAGCTGGATCAGGATATATAAAGATTTGTGCTTTAGAACCATATCTATCTCTTATCTCTTGACACATTTCATCAGTATTACTTGAATAAATAATTATTTCATCTACTGCATATATCTTATCTTTTTCTATTTGCGTTACACAAGCTGACATTGGGTCAACGTTAAAGTCCATTCCTATATGTAAAGGTTTTTCCCAATCTATTTTACGATCTATTACAGACTCAACAGGGTGGAAGTTATAATAGACACTTCCAGCATAATTCTCAAATGTACCCTCAAACTCTTGTCTAAATGTTCTAATATCTATGTCTTGTTTAGCTTGTTCTATTTCTTCTTTAGAAACCATACCACCTTGTATTGTAGTATATTGATAGCTTCCCCAATGGTCATCTTGCTTGCCTTTAAGGTAGAGTTCATATGCCCAATTACCATAACCTTTAGGTGTTCCACAAAATAAAACTCGTCCACTATTTTTATCTCTAGTATGTGTATCAGCAACAGAAGCCCTTAAAACTTCATACCAAGTTCTTTTATCTATATCTGCGAACTCATCTAATATTAAAAAGTTTAATCCTGTACCTCTAAGTGCATCATAATTATCAGCACCCTTTAATGAAATAACACTATTAGTTTTTCTTATTCTAATAGACATTGTTGTTTCGTTAATATCGTCAATCCAATTAAATTGATTAAGCATTTCTTTTAGATTCGACCAAGCTATCTCTTTAGCCATCTTAAATGTTGGTGCTACATACCATATTTTCTGATTTGGCTTAGATGCGTATTTCATCATCTCAGTTATACAAAGATAAGTTTTACCGAATCTTCTGCCTGATATTAGGACTCTAAATCTTTTATTACACGAACTAACTTCGTATTGAGGTTTCGTTAGCTTGATTTTCATAGCAACCAAAATTTAAAACTATTTTGTCTTTTTCTACCTCTATTCTACCTATATCTTCTAATATCTCTTTGCTGATTTCATAACCTTTGATAGCACAATCATAATGATTATTAAAACTATTAATTTCTATTGGGTTTGAACAAGATAGTGCAACAGCAGAACAGATTTTTAATACTAAAGCATACATAGTTCATTTCCTTTTATAATATCTTCCTTTGACTCTTTTTTTCCATATCCACAAAGATATTTTGGATAGTGTAACCTCTAGTTTTTTTAACACCCAATCTATCATTTATCCTACCCATAATTCCTTTAGTCTAAGATTATTTTCTTAATTGATTTAGAACCATCAATATTTGTTTCAAGTTCTACTTTAGATTTAAGACATTTATAATCTATATTGTCTTTTACTTGCCTCATAGATTCACGTCTGTGCTTCATACAAACAGACATAGACTCTTGTATTCTATGCTCTTTAATCTCACCATTAACAAACATCAATAATGCTACTGCGACTGTTTCAATCATAATACTTTACCTCTATTTTTACCCTCTTTAATTTTATATCTTTGTGTGCCATTAGCACCTATCTCAACTTCTTCTTTTAAGAATTTAGTAAAGTTTAATTGCTTAACCTTTTTAGAATACCACTTTAAATACTCTATTAATTTTCTATTTAATCTACTCATTAATGCCCGTTACCATTCTTTCTAACTTTGTCTTTAAGATTCTCTACATCAGCTAATGCTTTTTCTAACTGTGTTTTAAGAAATTCTATATTAACTTTGTTAGTCATATTCTGCTCTTGGTTTTTAATTAACTTCTCTACATCTTCAAATAAAGACTCTATTAACATAAACTGTTCTTGGTCAGTTGGTTTCTGTTCTGACTTTTTAAGTAAATCAGCTTGGAATAGTTCTCTTGATGTTTCTAAAGATGTAAGTCTAGCTGTAACTTCTGTATATGCAAAGACACCCATAGCAACTGCAATAACGATACCAACCATATTTTTAATTGGCATAGCAACTGATGTGTTTTCTGATACTTTCATTCGTAACCCTTTACAATCCAATCTATAATCTTCTTTAGAATCTTTCTAATCTTTGTCATATCTTAAATCCTTTTTTCCAACTTTGTATTGCCCAATAAGCTGGGCTTAAATTCTTCTGACCTTTTACCTTAGCCAAAATGGGTCTAAATCTAGCAAAGAAACTCTTTTGTCTAGCTGGTATGTTCTTCTTGATAGACATTGTTTTACTACCAAAGTTTACCTTTTGTACTCTACCTGTTCTTCTATTCTTAACGAATACTTTGAACTTTTTTACATCACCTCTACTAGGTTTATTGAGTCTAACTGTTCTTCCTTTGTACTTTGCCATAAGTAGGTATTATCACAAAAGCTTTTAGGATTAAATGTTATAAATTGTATATTTCAAAGTTAGTTCTTCGTCTACATTAATGTCTTTTAATGTATGTAAATAAGACTTATTACCAACTGCTATTCTTACACAATTAGGATTATCTTGATGATTAATAAATCCACCTAAAGGTAATCTGATAATCTCATCATTAATTATTATATGACTAACACCTAATTGAGTATTAGCTGGAATATGTTGTGTAGCAAATAAACCTAATCCCTCTATGCCACTAGCTTTGATTGTTAAGGATTCAGGTAAAGGTCGATAGTTCATTGTGGTTCTTCTCCAGCACAAATATAACCTATAACTTTCTTACCTTTATATTCGTGATAAACGTGATTACTAAATAATGTTCTTTTCTTGTTCTCTTTGACAACAACATTTGAATTAAACCAAGCACTACAAGTATCGTTAATCTCAAATCGTTCTAGCTTAACTTCTCCACCAAATGTTAGGTACAACAAAGTAATAATAATAGGTTTCATTATCGCTTAAAGAATCTTTGTCGCCATTCGTGACAGATATAATTATCTTTAACAGCTTTACTACCCCATCTACCACAGAATGACCTTTTGTTAGAATATAAACCACAGTTACCACAAGCTTCTTTAGTTAAACTCTTTTTAAATGATTGAGGTAGAGAATAATCTATTATCTCTCCATTAGGATAGAAATTACTTCTTTTCATCTTGCTTTGCCTTATAGAAAAATTTTAGAAACTCTTTGTAAGCTTTACCACCATTATATTCTTTTTCTTCGTCAGCTTCTTTTTTAAGTTGTTCAAGAGTCTTATTAAATTCTTTAGCTTCTTTATCACTTACCATTATTACCTCTCATCATTACTTTGATTACTTGATTACCAACTGTTGTAGCTGGGTCTAATGTTATGTCTTTACTACAAGAGGTTAAACATAATATCAACATTATACTACTTACCTTGACCCCTAGTTTTCTTCCTAGCTGGTATTCTTTTTGAATATGATTTTGCGTGTCGTCTTGGTCTTTTTCTTGGATTGTTTTTGACATAATTACTTACCCCGTATAATCCTTTCTTTTTAGCCATCTGTCTTATCTGCTTCTATAATTAATGGTAAAGGTTCAACAATGTTTTGAGTTTCTATTTTATCACGCATATTTAATACATTTTTTGAAAGCCAAATCATCATATTCGGATTACCTCTTTTGATTGCGTTCTCCCACATTTTCTTTCTCAAAGATGCTTTTCCCTTGTTTTTATTTACCTCTATTATTTCGGCATATCGTCTTTGTAGTGTTCTAGCTGATATTCCAACAACAGAACCTATTTCTTCTTGGGTGCAACCAATTTTACTTAAATTTGCTATAATATCTTTATCTAGTTCTTTTTTAGGTCTTCCAAGTGCTTGCTTCTTTTCTGCCTTAGTTGTCTTATTTTTGTCGCTTTTCATATCCATTCAATTTTAGGTTTTTGATTATAACCATTTTCCCAAATAAACCAAGCAAAAGCCAACATACCACCCCCATGTGATTTTTTTTTGGTATCAGGATTTGTAAAAGTTATTCTTCTTGAAAATACATAAACAGTTTTCAAAGGTGTATTCTTAAACATTTTACCTCTAGCCACTCCCTCTAAAAAATTAATCCTACATAACATAGCAACTTTTTTATTTGCTAAAAGGCAAGATTGATAAGCAAATTCTGTTCCTAATTTAAATGGTGGATTTGTAATTATATTATCTGTTTTTCTTGTGCTTTTTAAAAAATCTATTGGTGTTTCTCCAAATCCTCTATCTATTAAATCACTTGAATAAGTTTTATAATTATTTTCTTGTAATATTTTTGATATTGCACCATCTCCACAAGCACATTCCCAAATTTCACCTTTAAATTTTTCTCTCTCTAATAAAGCATAAGTAGCTTCAGGTGGAGTTGGATAAAAGTCATCTTTTTGCCTTTTTTCAGGTTTTCCGTCACCAATCCAAGCTAATTTATTGCCTTGTGAAATATTTAGAATATCATCAGCTTTTCCCATTAATCGTAATAAGCTTCGTTGGGTATAGTGATATTGTATTTTTTAATAAGCTTAATCGCTTCATCTAACTTACCATTCTCTTTTAATTCCTTAATTAAAAATCTTAGTCTTATATATTCTCCATTACTCATATAGTTATCTTCTCCATTTTATTTATTATACATTTAGGAAATACATTACGATCTGAGAATACTGCTTGTTCTGAGTCGTAACTAGCAAAAGTCCAAACGTGCTTTTTATCTTTAGCAAATATATAAGCTTGGCTTATCATCTTAGCTGGTTTTAGTTCTTTTACTTCTGATGCTTCTGCGTGGCCTGAATCTCCACACGGGTCAATCCATTCTATTTTATAAAAGTAATACTTTTTATTACCAATAATAACGTGCCTAAATTTTGCCTTTTTTCTTCTTACCATTAATGCTTTCTATTATTACTAGCTTCAATTAAAAGTTTAATTTGTAATTTTAATCTTTGGTTCTCCAATGATAACCTTATAATCGTTTTTCGAGCATATTTAAAGATTCTTAATATTGATCTCATATTTTGTCTTTCAATGGCATATTATCCTTAAATTTGTGTTTCCACTTAATTTTACCACCTGTCTTAATTTTGACATATTCACCAAATTCATCACCTGTATATACTATGTCTTTGCTAAACTTATTTTTGATAGCTATATTAGTATATTGTTTATTAGTATCTTGTGTATTAGTCAGAGGCGATAGCTGGTCAGGTGCTGGTTGGTCTTTGTCCACATACTGAAATTTATCGTAATTTATAACACTTATAATCGTAATATTTCGTCTAGGGTGGTTAGAGGTGGGTGTAAGCTGGGCGAGTCTTGTGGTAATCATACCTCGTCTTTTCAACCTTAAAATGAAAGTACGCATTTCAGAATAAGTCATTTTCCAAAATGTTGCGTTTTTCCTTAATGGAAATATCAATTCCCCTCGTTTTACAAATATCCTACTATTTAAAAAATTAAGTGTCTTATCTTGGTGTGTAGCTGAACTTATCATATACAACCAAACACTAGACTCTATTAAGCTTCTAAAAACTTTGTGATTCCACACATCTCTATAAACTAAAAAATAACCTGATTTTCTTCCTTGCATCTTTCTATCTCCCTATTTACTTTTTTTAATATCTCTTGTTGTGTTCCGTATTTTTTCTCAAACTCTTTCTTGCCCAAATGTACTGATATTTTATTTGTCCTATGGCAACCACTACAAAGAGGAATTGTGTCAAAATGTGAGGGTCTCAGACCCATTCCTGTATGCTTTCTGATGTGATGTACCTCAGCTTGAACTTCTCTACCATCTTGAAAACAAGCATAACAAGGCATCTCAGCAATAGTCTGTAATCGTTCTTTCTCAGCTTTTGTTTTTACTTTTTTCTTTGCCATATTACACATTCCCTTTTGTATTGACTCAATGCTCTTTTACCTGAGTCTTCTATTTTATCTTCTAATTGTAACTCCCTTATTCTAGCACATACTGAACTCAATGGTATTTCCATAGTTTCACTTATTTGATGATTAGCCATTGGATTATTTAACAATAAATCAAATACCTTATCTTTCAATGTTATTTTGTCTTTTTTATGTTCCCACGCAGATTTACTTGTATCTGAGTTTCTTTGATATGCTTTATAGTCTAGTTCTAATTGCATCATTTCTCCTGTTTTACCCTGTTAAGGGTCGTGGGCTAGAAAACTAAATCAGGGGAGATTAAAACTAGCCCACTATGTTCATAACATATTGAGAAAAAATGTATGTTTAACGATTCATACCACAAAAGGATATATATACAAAACTTTCTCAATCACCCTGATTCGAATTTATACTGATTTGTTTTTTGTTTGCAAGTTTTTTATAGTGATAGGTGTTAAATAGTTAGAAAATGGCTATTTTACTAGGTTTTTTAGCTATTGCAAATGCAACCTATTTTTAGTAAGTTTTTCGTATGTTAAATATAAACGCAAACATAAACAAAGGGGATAAGATGATAAAACTAACAGATAAAGAAACTAAACTTGTGCAAGTTTTAATAGATAATAATGACGATACACATTGTCATTGCATAAGTGAACAATACTTTAATCAACAAGGTTGTGAGCATAGAAAATTAGGTTGGTCTTTTACAACATTAAAAGGAGTATTAGGTTCAATAATTAATAAAAGATTATTGACTTATGACCAAACAAACGAACACGGAGATTGGTTTAAATTTTATGTTGAAATTAATCCATCAATCAAAACTTCAAATGATTATGTTAATGCTTTACAAAAACAATTAATAGAGGAGAAAGCATAATGGAAACTTTAGAAATGACTTTAAGGAGAGATAGTTTAAGAGAAAAACCAAAGTATAAAGTAAAAAAAGTTAGATTATCAATTTGGGAAAAAGAAATACTTAAAGCTGAAAAATATGATAATCTTGTTAAAAGAATGGAAAGAGGGAGATAAAAATGAAAATACCTAAAGGTTCATCAGTATCGAAAGAGTTATCTAAAAAGTTTGGTAGAGTATTTAATACCAAAGAAACTTTCTTTTTTGATATTGGTAAAGAAGATTCTAACGTGAATACAATGGGTAATCACGTTCAAGAATATCTGCAAGATAAAGCAGATTATATTAACAACAAACAAGGTAAATCTAATGGAGAAAAGATTGGTTAAATTAGAGAAATCTTATTTCAAGGACTTTGAGAAACAAAGAGAACTTGAAAGAAAAGCTGTACTTCTTAAAGAGAAAAAAAGAATGAAAGCTTGGAAGATTCATAATTTAAAATATCATACTACTGCATAGTAACTAAGGGGATATAAAATGAGAAAAATGATAATGTTAATAGGGCTATCTATCACTCTACTTCAAGGGTGCGTTCCAAATATGGTAGTTCATACAGGTGGAAAATCAGGAACTTTTAATGAATCAACAGCAAAAAATATTACTTCAGATAAACTTGATTGTGATGATATTGTAAGAAAAAATATAATCCAAACATATGATTATGGTAAATTTGCACTAAGTAAATATTGGGAGATAGCTACTTTAGGATTAATTAAAGCTGGTGAAACAAAAACAAAAAAAATGAAACGAAAATGTCTTGAATCTTTAGGACACGCAGTTTTAGATTAGGAGAAAAAATGATAACCGATAGTCAAGTAAGAAACATAAGCTTAATCAAACAACGATTAAGAAATTGTCTAGCTACTATGAATGGTGCTAGCCAAAAAGAACAGGAGTCTAAGTTCTATGAGTATATAGGAATTAGATTAAGACAAAGAAGAATTGAGATGGGATATACTCAAACTAAGGTAGCTAAGCTGTTAAAGGTTACGTTTCAGCAGATTCAAAAGTACGAAAAATCTACTAACGCAATACCTTTATCTAAACTAAAAGTATTCTGTGAAGCTACTAACACCGATTGGTCTTACTTCTTTAGACCACTTGATGCTTTGCACAAACAAATATATATGAATGGAAAAACAAATGACTAAACCACAAATAACAAAAACAGAAGATAAACACAAAAATCAAATTGAGTTTAGACCTAACGATAGAAGATATAGATATATTGTTAATGGAGAAGTAAAAAAAGGTGTTACTACTTTAATTGGTGCTAGATTTGGTAAAAATGCTTTAATAAATTGGGCTAAAGGATTACCTTATAAAGCTTTAGAATGGAAACTTAAAGATGAGGGTAAACCAATAGATTATATAGAAAACTTTATAGAATCTTTAAAAGAAAAATCTGACAAGTTAGAAATTAAAGATGCTAAAACAGGTTCTATGATGCACTCTATCTGTGAGGATTATATTATGGGTGTTAAAGTAGTTACTCCTGAAACAGAACCTTTAAAAACTATGTATTCTAAATTTACTAAATGGTGGGATAAAAGAGGTTATAAAGTTTTGGCAACAGAACAAACCTGTTATTCAGCAGATTTAGATGTATGTGGTACTTTTGATGCAATAATAAAAAATAAAAAAGGGCAAACAATTCTATTAGATTTTAAGACATCTAAAGACTTTTACCCCGATCAACCAATTCAATTAGCAACATATAAAAAGCTAATAGAAGATTCTACTGATATTAAAATTGATTTTTATGGAATTATAAATATTCCAAAAGATAAATTAAAAGACATATCAATTAGAATGTACAAAGATAAACAAAGATACTTAAAAACATTTAAAATGTGTAAATATCTTGATAAGTTTGAAACAGCTTGTTTATCTGAAACCAAAGAGTGGAAAAAACAACAAACGCAAACCAAAAGGAAAAAAAATGTACGATAAGAAACAATACGGAAAACCTTTTTGTGGTCTTTCATTAAGACTA